CAGTCTCGGTCTGACGATATTAGCCAGATATGGTCTATGTTGTTCTTTTTTCTTTTTCCGACAATATATGCAGATATGTCATCAGCTTCAACTCCTGGGAATCTAACCACTGGATAAACTCCATCAGCTTCATATTTCTGTAGTATTCTTTGCATTTCGGCAAAGAACTCTTCAAACTTTGCCTCTTCCTCAGCTGTCTGATCTTCATATTTTTTCTTTCTATTAGCTTTGTACTCTGGGTCTAGGGCTTTTCTATAGCTAGAAGAACCCATATCTCCCGCAATTATTAGCTTATCACACTTATAAGACTTTTTAAGACTTAGTACTGTACGCATATAGTCTTCACAGAAGTTTTCTGTACCAGCGTGAAGGTACCTGAATCCAAGGTTTAAACTATCTAGTATCATTAGACTATTACCTGGAGTATCGTTAATTTCTTTAAATGATTTCATATGAACTTAGGTTTCTCCTGTCTAATCCAATCTTCCATCATAGATACAAAGAAGTCTCCCTTGCTAATATAAACATGGTCTACATTATTAGGGATTTCATTGTATGCTACAAATATCTTACTTCTAGTAAACTTAAATAGTAATAGGGGCTTCTTATTTACTTGTACACCTTGTCTTACTGCCTGAGCCCAAAACTTATGTAGCTGAGAGTCTACTGAAGTTAACACCTTACTAGTAAGGTGATCTTCTTCATAGTTTTTGCACTCAATAGCATATAGGTTACTCTGGTTGGGGATATACAAATCCCCTTTCAAGCCATGTTTAGGGTCTAAGGCACCGGAACTAGGAACGCGCTCAAATTGAAGTCCCGTAAGGAGCCTGAGTTTATCCCTAATCACAGTCTCTCCGCGAGCGCCTTTATCATTACTCGTTACCACTATCTACCCTTTCAAAGTTCTTCTCGAACATTTCAATAGGTAGTTGGCAAGTAGTATCTCTACCAAAGCGATTAAATATAACATACTTTAGTCCGCCAACATACTCAATGCTACTAATACGAACTAGATCGTCTTTATTGTTCTTATTTCGGTATCTATAATTTAAATGAATCATTCTATTCTCGATATGTTATTTTCTTTAATTACACTAATCTTTTCTAGCAGTGGATGACTAAAACCATGACTAATAAGGAAAGTATTTAGTGACTCTTCTGCTAGTAATACTTCAATCAATTTTTCCTTACCTTCTGCATCTAAATTCTCAACAGTTTCATCAAGTATAAGTAGATTCGTTCTACTATTTGATAGAGACTGCATAAGTTTCCTAATAGCAAGTAAGGTAGATACATTAACGCGAGCGCGCTCACCACTAGATAGGGAATCGATACTAACATCACGGCTGTTATCAGTAATAACTACATTTAGTTTATCCGATACAACAACAAAAGATAATTGGAACCTACCGTCCGCTAAAACACCTAGGTACTCATTAGTAAGCTCTTCAAGGTCTTTAACTAGACACTCAATCTTATAAGCTACTAAGCCTGTATTACTAAATGTCTTCACTAATACTTGTAACTTAGATAACTCGTCTATTTTTAGAACTAAGTCTTGTGCTAGTGCTTTAGCATCTTTATTCATTTCTTGAAGTTGCTCAGAGATTACCTTAGCTTTAGAATTGTGAGCTGTAATTGCCTCATTACGTTTTCTAGTATCAGCTATAGCTTTTTCACAGTTAAGAACACTTGCTTTATAAGAGGCAATTTCTTTTTCTAAAGTAGCCCTATCTAAAAGTTCTTTAGTAAGGCTAGGGTCGAACAAGCTATGATACTTTTCCCACTCTTGTACTTTCCTGTCATACTCAGTGTATAGCTTATCAGCAACTTCTGAAGCCTTGATATTAGCATCAAGTTGTTCTAACTCTAAATGTAGAGCAGGTAACTCAGCCTCAAAATTAATAATTCTAGTAAACATTACAGAATTATCCATATCCTGTGTACAGGTAGGGCACTTAATAACTTTAGTATGTGGGTTCTTTGTTAGAGAAGCTCCCTCTTTTAGCCTTTGCTTGATAATAGTAACCCTACTATTCCACTCCTTTAGTAAAGGGTGGTTAGGCATAGTATAGGGGCTACTAATATCAATGCTACTCAGAATCTTACCATAAGTATTATTCTGAGAGATTTTCTTATTTGTACTATCTATATTAGATAACTCTTTAGACAGTAGAGTAACTTGTTCTTGCATACCAGTAGGGGAAGGAATTTCAGTCTCTAACTCTCTAATAGTAAGGTCTTCATTTTCGTACTTCTTCAACCAAGACTGTACAGTAGATAGTTTAGCTTGTGTGGTATCTACTTGTTTAGACATACCGCTTGCTAACTCTTTAAATACATCTAGCGCCTTAGTATACTTACCAAGGTTAAGAAGGTCAATTAAGAATTTCTTTCTTGCTGAATCTGTTGCTGTAAGAAACTCTAACGATGAAACGCTGCTCTGGTATACGATCTGGGCGAATGTCTTACTGTCGAAGCCAAGAATGTTTTCGATTTGCTTGTACGTACCAGTAGCCGTATGAGAAGAAATATCAACTCCGTTACGAAGCAGCTTAATAGTACCGCTAGTAGCAGTACGACTAGTGATTGTAGTATATTCAATCCCATCAACTTCAAAAATAACAGTGATAGTATAGTTTTTACTCGTAGAGTACCTATTTAATACGTCAGATCGCTTGATCTTTTTAGAATTAGAGTTAAATAATCCTTCTTCTAAAATTAACGCAATAGAGCTTTTTCCATGTCCATTCTTACCAACAAGTTGTGTAAGAGAAGTACTATCTAAATCTAGCTCGTTATTATCACCATACGAGAATATATTTGCCCACTTTAACTTTTTAAATCTGATCATCTATCTTCTCCATATTATTATTTAGTAGTTGAAGACAGGCTTCAATAGTTTTCTCATCTAGATTAAGAATATACATCAAATATTCTCGTACTTCTCCAGCTAGCGATAGCTTAGGGTCTAGAATAAGTATAGTATCTATATCCCGTTTTACCACTTTCTTATCAATTAGCTCATTATCTTCCATATTAGCTAATTCAGCCATATCGCCCTCAATCTCAAAGATTGTGTGATGGTACTCAGTCGCTACCATAGGGTCGCCTGCTTGAATTGTTTTTCTAATAAGCTGAGGTAGATTTAGTTTGACCCATTCATGAGCTAACGTATGAGTATCAAATACGATAACCCCTGTATCAACAACTCCACGATGGAAACTGGTTGTGAGAGGGCTGCCAGGGTATAAAATATTACGCTGACAATTATCATAAGAATGCAGATCGCCTGCCAGAACCACCTTCCAACGATCAAAGATTTCTAGATTAACTTCTGGCTTAACATGGGGAGGAATCTCTCCGCGAACGTGGGTAAATAGAACATCTGAATGAAAATCTATATGCTGAGGGTGATACTCTTTTAGTTTATTATATGGAATAATATCAAAAGAGTTATCTGGGTGGGTATAGTAATCATCAATAACAGTTACTAACTTATTTAGTCTATTAGTAACTGTCTTTAAGTAACTAAAGAAGGTAGTATCTTTCTTTAGGGATTCATGATTACCGGGGTAAATTAGTGTAGGTACTCTACATGATGTTACTAGATTATAATAAACTTCTAGCTCTTCCATATTAGGCATTTTATCAAATATGTCTCCCCCAATGATGAACATATCAATATTCTCTTGCCACATATTAAGCTGAGTAATTAACTCTACGTACCTATTCTTAGCCCATGGAATAGGTACATTTTTCTGTCCAAGTTTTATATGCAAATCCGCTGTAAATAGTATCTTCATTTTGTTTCAGGCAAAAAAGCCACTATGAAGAAAACCCCATAGTGGCTGAATTAATTAGGCCAGTTCGTTCACAGCTTCTTTATCAACACCTTCATCAGCAGGAGCTTCGTCTTCGACGCCCTTAGCAAGACGCTCTAGGAGAGCCTTGATTTCTTCGTATGTCTGACGAGGAATCTTCTCGTCAATACTTATAGCAGCTGCAGCAGCTTCCCGCTCCGCGGGAGATAGGCTGCGCTTTTTCAACTTAAGCTGGCTAAGCGTGTATTCCACATTGAATGCAAGTGGGCCAGTCTTGGCACGCTTAAACACAATATCGAAACCTTCATCAGGATCAGTAGGGTCAAGACCAAGATCGTCAGCGGCTGAAAGAATCTGCTCAAATAGCTTCTTCTTCAGGTTAAGAACCTTAACTTTACCATCAGTAGGGTCAATACAGTTAACTGCGTAAGCCCATGAGCATTTCAGTTCTGGGTGGAACTCTTGAACGCAATCATGTTCTTTATTGTTGAATTTTTC